AGCTGGACAAGACGAAGAAACGAAATTGCTTGCTGAGGGCAAGATTGACGAAGTATTCGGAAAACGTACTGAGCGATTGAAAGCCGAACATCAAAAGTTATTTGATGCAGAGAAGGCTCGTGCAGATAAGGCGGAAGCTTATGCGAATAAGTTTAAGCAGTCTGTAGTCAAAGGTCAAATTGCTCAAGCATTTAGTGCTGCACAAGGTCTACCAGAAGCGACAGACGACATCACAGCACTCGCTTTATCTAAGTTCTCTTTGGATGAAAACGGTAATGCTGTAGCGATCGATGCAAATGGCGACGTGATCATTGGTAAAGATGGCAAAAATCCACTTACACCAAAAGAGTGGATTGAAGACATTCGGGAATCCAAACCTTACTTCTTTCCAAAACCTAATGGTGCAGGTGGGCAAGGCGGGAACAATTCAGGCGGCAAAAACACAATTAAACGTAGTGAGTTCGATGCAATGAGCCCTACAGAAAAAGCTAACTATATCCGCAAAGGCGGCAATGTAATTGATTAATGGAGCTAATAAATGGCTAACACTTTAACTGGCTTAACGGTCACTATTTATAATGCGCTTGATGTTGTTTCTCGTGAATTAACTGGTTTTATTCCAGCAGTTTCATCTGACATGACATATAACCGCGCTGCTAAAGGACAAACTGTAACTTCACCAGTGGCACCTGCGGCAACCGCATCTGATATTGAACCAGGTGTAACTCCTCCAGACGATGGTGATCAAGTGATTGGTAAAGTTGATATGACTATTACCAAAGCTCGTCGTGTACCCGTTCGTTGGAATGGTGAAGAAAAACTTGCACTTGATAATAATGGTGCATCTTACAACACAATTCTTCGTGATCAGTTCGCTCAAGCAATGCGCACACTTGCGAATGAAGTAGAAGCAGATGTAGCTGGATTAGCTATTGGCGCTTCTCGCGCAGTTGGGGTAGCAGGTACAACACCTTTCGCTACCAACTTGAAGGACAGTGCTCTTGCACTCAAAGCGCTTCAAGACAATGGCGCTCCTAAAGGTGACTTGCAGTTGGTAATTGATACTACAGCAGGCGCAAACATGCGTACTCTTGGTCAATTAACCAAAGCAAACGAAGCAAATGATGATTCCTTGCTACGTCGTGGTGTGTTGTTGGATGTGCACGGTTTTGCTATTCGTGAATCTGCCCAAGTGATTACTCCAGTATCCGGAACAGGTGCAGGTGCAACTACTGATGCGGCAGGTTATGCAGTTGGTGCAACTTCGATCACACTTGCAAGTGCTGGTACTGGGACAATTGTTGCAGGTGACGTGATCACTTTCGCTGGCGATACTAATCAATATGTGGTTGTTGCAGGGGATACTGATGTTTCTAATGGTGGAACCATTACAATTGCTAAGCCGGGATTGCGTACAGCTATACCAGCAGCTGCAACGGCAATTACTGTAACACCTACTTCGACTCGTAACTTGGCGTTTGCTCGATCTGCAATTGCCTTAGCGACTCGTATTCCTGCACTTCCAGAAGGTGGTGACTCTGCTGATGACCGTATGATCGTAACTGATCCTGTTAGCGGTTTATCTTTTGAAATCGCCATTTACCGCCAATACCGCCAAGTGCAATACGAAGTATCGCTTGCTTGGGGTTGTGCAATGGTTAAACCAGAGCATTCAATCATTTTGCTTGGTTAATGACTTGGGGCTTCGGCCCCATTCTTTTTGGAGAGTGAAATGTCTAAGACAGTAAAAATTAAACCTAGCCATGAATCACAAGGCGATTTCGTAATTATCTCTGTAGATCAATTCAAAACATCGGAACATGAGTTGATTGAAGGTGAATCACTACCAATTGATGAGAGTGAAGTCACTAATGATGCGCTTGTCCCTGTAGAGCAATTTGATGAATTGGCTAACAAACTGGTTATCTCAGAAGAACAGCTTTTGACTGCAAAAGAAGAATTAATGGCTTTCAAAAATGATGTGCCAGCTATGAAAGCACGAATTGCAGAACTCCAAGGCGATGACACCCTGGTTGGCGCAACAAATGAAAATCAGAATCCATCAACAGAAAATACTGGTGATGCACAAGCAAGTGGCTCAAAGTCAACCGCTAAAAACAACAAGCAATCAAAAGATCAGGAATAAGTCATGATTGAATACATTACCGTGGCAGATATCGATGCAAAACTTGGTAACGATTGGGCAGACAGCGATAGTGCAAAAGCTCGCGCGGTAATGATTACCAATGTTTGGCTAACAAATCTTAAGTTACCAGATACAACAGACAATCAGCCTTTAAAAGATGCAATTCTATTGGCAGCAGTTGAGCTGATACCTGATGCAGTAAATGGAAGTCTCTATGCGGAGGTTGAAACTGGTGTATTGAGCGAGACAGTATCAGCACAATCGGGAACAAGCGTTTCTAACACATATTCAGCTACTCATAAAACATATACGGCTAATGAAAATCTAGCTTTATCAATACTTAAACCATGGCTAGATAAAGGATTTGGTAATGTAATTCTATTAGTGAAGATCTAATTATGAGAGCTAAAATTCAATCTAAATTAGGTAAGGCTTTTAGTACAAAGCTTGCAGACGCTGTAGATTCCTTCACTTGTACTCGAAAGAAGCTAACTGGTTCTAATCCCGCCGCTGGTGAAGATACTTACACTGAATATGTATATGGCGGCAGAGGCGTCCTATTTGGCTCTTATTTAAAAGATTTGGTGAAGCCTATAGATTACCGCGCCACAGACTCTAAGGCCGTGCTCCTGCAAAATGAAGTGAAAGATACAGCAGGAACTTTAGTTGAACCAGATGTTAATGACATTTGGGTGATTGAAGGTAGTAATTATCGGGTTGTGAGTTACGGAAAAGATCCAGCGGACGCAACATGGATTGCTCAATTGAGGAAAGTCTAATGATTAACTTAGATGATGGGAACTTAATAAGTCAGGCTGTAAACCAAGAGGGCGTTTATCACGCTGAGGTTCGCAAATCCACTAATGGCCCAAAGAAGGTGCTGTTAGATGGCGAAGAATGTAAGTATGTACTCTTTGCAGATACTAACAAAGGCTATCTTATTCGACATAAAACCACCATTGACGGTCGAGTGTTTACAGTAGGGAATGAACCAGTATTTGAGATACTGTTTGGTAAAGTTGAGGTGACTTTTAATGGGCTGGACAAGCAAACCGAGTGCCTTCACTAAAACGATTGAAGCCGATCTAACCAAAAAGCAAAAAGATATTGTGATTGATGCATTACAAGGTGTTGTTCTCCAAAGTCCAGTTGATACAGGGGCATTTAGGGCATCACACAGAGTCAGCATAAACCAGACTGACCAATCATTTAATGAAGCCGAGAAAGACAAAGGCGGTGGCTCAACCATTAGCAAAGGCACAAGCGCTTTATCTCGTCTAGTTCCTTATTCGGTTGTATACATCCAAACAAATGCGCCTTATGCAACTGCTATTGAGTTTGGTCAATATCCAAATCCAGTCAAAAAGGGTTCCTACGACAAAAAGGCCAAAAAATACGTGATTAAAAGCGTGGGAGGTTTTTCGCAGCAAGCACCTCAAGGTGTCTACGGGTTAACCTTCAACTATATTGCTCAAAAATACGGTGGTTAAAATGGCAATGACTTTAGATCAAGCACGACAAGCCATTATCACTAGAGCAATGGCATTTACTGGAATTGAGCAGACCCGAATTAAATATCCTAATAAAGACTTTACGGTCCCGGTTGATGGACTATGGTGTGACATTAATGTGTTATGGGGTGGTTCGATCATTGCTGCAATTGGTGATACACCATGCACAAGAAGAACAGGGATTATCTCAATCAACTGCATGGCCCGTCTGAACACACATGAAGCCGCAATAACAAAACTTGCAGATGCTTGGTTGGCTCACTTTGAATATTTCTCAATCGGTCAATTAGAAATACTACAAGGCCAAGTGCAGAACTTAGGGAATAACACGGACTTTGTTCAATATAATGTGTCGATTGGATATAGGGTGAATTGATATGTCTTGCATGCTGACATTAGAAGAAATTGAAATTAAACGACAAGAACTTGAACGACACCTTCACAATATGATGGGTGCCGAACTTCAAAAATGGCAAAAAGAAAATAAGGTTTGCATCTCTGATGTGAATATCCGACTCGCAAGCACTCACAGTTTAGGTGGACCAAAACAAAATACCGTAACTGGTGTTTCTGTGGATCTGGATTACAAGCCTTAATCACACAACAAACTAAATTCACTTTTAACCGAACCTGTCCTTAGCGGCAGGTTTTTTTATGCCTGAAATTCAGGCGAACACTGGCTAGGCTGATCCCCGAAAAGCACGCTTTTCATGTTCAGTGTGCCTGCCAGTTCTTTTCTTTGAACATGAGCTAGTAAGAGGAACTCTTATGAACATGATGACAACATTGAATTTACGAGCATTGGTTACCAATAATAACGGTGAGCCAAGAACAACAAGTTATGCAGTTGCTCAAGCATTTGGAAAGAGGCATTCAGACGTTCTCCGCTCCATTAAAAATATGAAGTGCTCCACAAAGTTTCGTGAGCGCAATTTTGCGTTTACCTTAGAAAACAAGAAGATAGGAAACACAAAACGACAAACAGGTTTTTACCAGATGACTGAGCGAGGCTTCATGTTCCTTGTAATGGGATTCAACGGTGAAAAAGCCGATGCCATTAAAGAGCAATTCATTGATGCCTTTGAGTGGATGGCTAATCAACTCAGTCAAGTTTTCCAATCAAAATGGGCTAGATATAACTCTCTAACGAATTATCACCAAGGCAGAAAAGCACAAATCAGTGGATGTGCGAGCGCAATGGGCCAGTGGCGATGGGAAAAGGAACCACTAGAAACTGAAATAAAGGAGTTGGAATATCAACTTCAACCACAGCTTGATTTAAATGGTGGATTAGCATGAAAACTACCGAAGAGTATGCA